AAACTTTCTGTTAGGACGTTATTTAAGAAGAGTTGACGAGTCTCCTCAAAATTAACCTTTCCCTTAGTACTATGTAGGGACAATATCTCTCGTGAGAATTTTTGTTTACCAAAATGGTTCACATCCTCTTTAAGTTCAGGACATGAACCATAGTATTTTTTCCAGTCAGATTCTGACTTTACTTTTCTACTTTTTCCTTTTGGTTTTCTAAACGACCAAAAATACTTTCTACCAAGGTATTTTCGTTTGTTGACGAGATTGGTAATACAGTAAACAAAGCCAAAGTTGTCACCAATAAGATCAGAGGTAAAGGATTTACCTTCAAAGATCCAAGGGTTTTCGTAGTCAGACACTCACTCTTTTTCATACTACTCTTGTATGTAGTTGTCTTTTTTCTTTTGCCTCTTTGATTGTTGAATCTGTATTCCTATAACATGGTCATTCCAATCACCTTGACCATTCCAACTCTCATCATAGGGAATAGGTTCAGTACCATATTCCCATGTATCGTAGTCTTCCTCGTTTCTAGGATCAGAGTTTGAATCCTGTGAATGAGTCTTTTGTGACATCTTGCTTAATTCCACCAACGACGTAAGATTCGACCTCAGTCTCCTGTGGAGCAACCTGAAGACCCTTGGAAGAGATCCAGTGTTGTGTCCATGGGAGAGGATTATTCTTTGCTGCAATATCGTAAACGGGTTTCATACCGATGGCTTTGAGTCTACGGTTCGCGACCCACTCAACATATTGTTTGAGAAGTGTGTCATTCAGACCGATCATACTTCCATCTTTGAACAGATAATCAGCCCATTTCTTTTCTTCGTTGACAGCCTTGTCGAACATGGCATACAACCACTCCTCTTCCTCTTTAGCAATCTGTGCCATCTCAGGATCATCTCCTGATCTCCACTTATTCAGAATGTTCTGAGTGATTGCTAAGTGTTGATTCTCGTCTCTTGCAATCAGGGAGATGATCTTTGCTGATCCCTCCATGAGTTTGAGTTCACCAAAGGCGAAACTACAAGCAAAACTAACGTAGAACCTAATACCCTCAAGAATGTTAACGTTGGCAACTGCTCTGTACAGTTTGCGTTTGACATCTTTGATCTCCCAGGCTGCTGTTGGTGACTGACGGAAATCACTTTGCCACATATTTCCAGTGCCCCAAAGTTGGGCACTATTGATGAAATCATCATATGACTCTGTAACACTCTTGGCTCGTTCAAGAATTCTCTCATCAGTAATGATAGTATCGAATACTTCAGATGGATCTGAGTAGATATTCTTGATGATGTATGTGTATGAACGACTATGGATCATCTCCATAAATCCCCATACTTCCATACATGCTTCGAGTTCAGGGAGAGAACAATAGGGAATAAATGCCATCCCTGGTCCTCTTCCCTGAATTGAATCTAACATGATCTGATACTTCAGATTAGAAGTATAGATGTGTTTTTGTTCTGGACGTAGTGAATGATAATCACCACGATCTTTTTGTAAGGAAACCTCTTCTGGTCTCCAAAAATATCCTAATTGTTGAGTCGTGAGTTTCTCAAAGACTGGATACTTGTATGAATCATACCTTTGAATTCCGAGTGGTTTACCAAAGAACATTGGTTGTTTCTTTGTATTATGAACCTCGGAATTAAATACAGTCATTCCTTTCACTTCACTCATGATGTGACGATCATCTACCGATGATACCTTAAACTGCGCAAGACTCACACTCTCCCTCCTCGGCTTGGGTTAATTCTTCTAATAGATTGTTCAAATCAGACTTCTCTTCAACTACTTCATCAGTTTTGATGTCATAGGTGTTTTGATAATAAGAAGTCTTCCAACCATACTTATATGTAGTCAAGAGGTCATTTGCCATTTGAGAAACAGGGACCTCATTATCAGGATAATTCTCTGGATTATAACTCCAGTTACCAGAAATTGCTTGGTCAAAGAACTTCTGCATAACTGCAACCACATTGATATAACCAGTATTACTCTTCATTTCCCAGAGTAACGTGTAATTATTTTTAAGTGTTTGATAAGACGGTACAATCTGCTTAAGGGGTCCTTTCTTACTCTTCTTAATGGACAGATAGTCTCTAGGTGGTTCAATTCCATTTGTTGCGTTTGACACAACGGAACTGCTCTCCGATGGCATCTGAGCAGACAGTGTTGAGTGCCGTAGTCCTGTAGCCAGAATTGACTTTCTAAGACCCTCCCAATCATGTACGAGCTCCTGTGAACTAATCTCATCAACATCATTTTTGTACGTGTCGATAGGAAGAATCCCATCAGCGTACTTAGTTCTTCCAAAGTACTCGCAGTGTCCCTTCTCTTTGGCAATTTCATTGGATGACTTGAGGAGGTAATACTGGAAAGATTCGGAGAGACCATGGACTGCATCCCATGCCTCTTGAGAATCATAATGGTATCCCAGTTTAGCCAAATAGTGTGCGAGTCCGATAAACCCAATACCAAGGGATCTACGACCCTTTGTGGCGATCTCAGCGGCACGTACAGGATACTGTTGATAGTCAATCAGTTCCTCAAGACCACGAACCGAAAGATCACATAGATCTTCTAGTTCTTCATCAGACTTGATTTTACCTACGTTAATAGCAGACAGAATACACAGAGCAATCTCACCAGGCATCTCCTCATCAATATGGTTGAGTGGTTCAGTGGGGAGAGTGATCTCCTGACACAGATTACTCATTGTCACACGATCTTTAAAAGAAGAGTGAGAATTACAATGGTCAATGTTCATGATGTAAACACGACCAGTCTCTGCTCTCTCCTTCAGGAGATTGAGAATGAGTTCTTGAGCTCCGATAGTTTTTCTTGGGACAGACTGATCTTGTTCATAACCCACATACAACTCATCAAATCTATCAGTGCCAAAAGCATCATAAAGACCTGGCGTGTCATGCGGTGAGAAGAGGCTAATCTCTCCATTCTGAATGAAACGTTCATAGAAAATCTTTGAAAGTTGGATGGAGTAATCAAGTTTCCTCACGCGATTGTCTTCGGTGCCCTTGTTGTTTTTCAGAACAAGGATGTCTTCTATCTCTTGGTGCCAGATAGGAAAATGAACTGTAGCAGAGCCACCTCGGATACCGTTTTGTGTGCAGCATCGGACAGTTGCTTCAAACTTTTTAAGGAAGGGGACAACACCTGTGTGTTGTACCTCTCCACCTCGGATCTTACTGTTGATCCCACGGACTCTACCCGCATTGATACCGATTCCAGCCCTCTGTGCGACATAACGACCAATGGCCATGTCACTAGTAAAAATACTATCCAGGGTGTCATCAACATCAACGAGAACACAAGATGCGAACTGACGTAAGGGTGTCCTGACCCCCGCCATGATTGGTGTTGGGATGTTGACTTTGTGTCGTGAAATTGCGTCGTAGTATCGCTTAACATATGAGAGACGTGTCTCCTTAGGATACTCTTGGAAGATTGTCAATGCAATCATAATGTACATATACTGGGGAGTCTCATAGACCTTCCCAGAACTTCTATCCTGTACTAGGTATTTATCCACAACCTGTCTCAAACCAGCATACGTGAATAGAAAATCACGATCGTGATCAATGAAAGTTTCCGCCTTGTTGATTTCCTCTAAAGAATACTTTGAGAAAATCTCCTTATCATAGAGATTATCATAACCAAGTTTCTGAATATGATCTATGAGACTTGGCATCTCATGCATACGACCAAACAATTGTTTCCTAATCGAGAAGAGAAGGAGACGAGCAGCAACATATTGATAATTAGGGTGGTCTAGGTCAATCAGGTCACTGGCACTCTTAATGAGGATCTCCTGGATCTCCTGGGTGGTGATCCCGTCATAAAATTGAATACCTGAAGTCATCTCTACTTGACTTGCAGACACACCAGCCAGACCCTTAGTTGCCTCCTCAACCATCTTATGCATCTTATCGAGATCGAGTTTCTCAACAGATCCATTTCTCTTAGTAACTTTCAAACCGTTGCTCATATCTTTTTCCAGGTTGTAAATTTAAGTTTTGCTTGTAAACCTTGATATACATTTGATTCTACTACTTCTTGGACTTTATGTCCAGATAGAACCATATCATTTATGTCTTTATCAATGATGTTGGATGGCCAGATGACGACTCGTTCTCCCCGTTCAATACATCGTTCAATTCGATTAACAATTTCTTTATTACGGGGTTCATTATCGTATACAAAAACTTTGTCGCTTCCCTCAAGATCACTAATTTCACCATCACTACCACACAAAGCCACACTATTGTTGATGAAAGTGCTGTCGAAGGGTCCTTCAACCACAAAGACTGGTAGATCTTTATTGACTGTGTCAAGTCCGAAAACTTTGGGAGCATTTTCGTCCAACATGATGGTTAAGTATTTAATAGGATTGGAAGATAGTGCTCTTCCCTGAATACCTATAAGTTTGTTATCCCTGACAAGAGGAATTACGATTCTTTCTTCACCATACTTTGTATTTGGAAAAGTGTCTGGTTTGATACTATTCACAAATACCTGGAAGTTTTCTGCATAATAATACTGTCCATCAAAAATAGCTCTATCATGAAGATACCTTCTAGATACCTGTACTGAAAAAGCATCTGGTAGATCAATAACTACCTTCTTTTTAAAGGACGGTTTTGATGAATCGAGTTTCTTAAAAATATCCTCTGGAGTCTCAACAGGATAGTTCTTTCCTGTGTGTCCTTCCTTAAACTTTTCAAACACATATTGTTTGTGAGTCTCGGGATCTAAGTCCTTCAGAAAACTATTGAAAGATATACTAATACCACAGTTATGACACTTGTAGTTGGTATTGTTTTTTACCTGATACAGATACCCTCTTGCTTTATTCTTTTGTTTCTGACTATCACCGCAAATTGGGCAGCGGAAGTTGTAAAGATGTGGTTTTACCTTTTTGAACTTTGGTAGTCGAGAGGAAACCAGATTGATGTACTTAACATCAATATAATCCATATCATCCAGTATAACTCCTCTCTATTGTAGAGACTTCAGTAGGAACTGTCAAGAATTGTGGGAACGCCGTCACAATTCTTGTAGCTACAGTCAAGACAGTGATACCACCCACCGCCATCCAAACTCTTCTTTCTAATTGACGTATTCTTTGCAATACGATGTCATGATCCCCGTCCATTTTATCACGGAGTTTGTCAATTTTAGCAAAGAGTACTGTGTCGATTTCTTCTTGTTTTGATATTCTTTCTTCATGAACTGCAAGCATTCTACTTACAGTAGTATTTACTTCAGATAATTTTTCTATGGCTACGTCAATCTTGAGGATGATTGGTTTAAGATCCTCAATCTTTTGTTCAATTACTGCTATCCTAACTTGATCTTCCATTTTGTGGTTTAAAGTAAGGATTGAAATTTAAAGCCTTTTTCTTTTCTCTTCTGTCCTTTCTTTTCTGTTGTCTATCCATCAAATCTTTGATGGCTTTTTTGACATACTTGTTTCTACCATCCAACCTCAAAGTGGAGTCGTAACCAGCAGTAGGACCAGCAGCATTGGAGGAACTACCAAATCCACCACTTCCCCCAGGAGGATTTGCCACCATGCCTTCCTCATTGACACTAAACTCATTATACATTGCTGAACGAAAAGCATTGATTACTCTATCAATTTTGTCTTTATCCATTAGAAATCCCGTTGAGAGCATCTAAACATTTTTGATCTAACTCAATATCATGAATATATGTTCTTGGATAGTCGGGCAACTTATCCAAGAACACAACAAATGTTTTTATAGCAGACCATAAGTTTTTATCAATCTTATAGAACAACATTGGGGTAGTTGCATCACCAAAGATATTATAAAGTATAATAAAGTGATTCACAAGAAGGTGTACCTTTAAATCACCAGTTGTCTTATATTTTTTGAGGAGTCTTTTGATATATCTGAAACGACTCAGATCTTTATCAAAATCCTCCCTAGTAACCGCCTGAGGATTTTCATAATTTTTAATTGCGAAGATAAGGAAGTTCTCCTCATTCAATTCATTAAACAGCATTTATCATTCAGCAGTTGGGTAAGCGATACTTCCAGTTGTGATACCAGACATTGCTACCAGAGTTTCTGTCTTAACTCTCAAGTTATTTTCATTGTCGAGATAGGTTGTAACACCAACCCAACCTTCGTGAGTTAAAGAGTACTCAGTGTTAGAGGTAATACCTTCACCTTGAGTATTAACACCATAAACAAATGAGTCGTCAGTGCCATATGAAGCTTCACTATACTTCGAATCAAGAATAGATGACTTAGGAAGTTGAGATACCGTGAAGTCAACACCCGAAATAGCTGCACCACTCAGACCCATGGTTGAACCAATGGTCAGTGACTCAGAGCTTGCAATACTTACGATTACAGCATCACCAAAGTATGTGTTTCCACTTCCTCTAGTACCAAAACGGATTACATCACCCTCTGCACAACCACCATCAATACCGAATGAGGTACCAGTGCCTGTTACGACTCCAGTGGAATAGTTAAGGGAAACTGTACCTGCAGATCCCACATTGTCGTTGTTTCCCCAAAGTGCCATGTCTTTGCCCTTAGTAAAGTTACTTTCTTTCAAATATTTATAAAAAAACGGGAGACTAGGTCTCCCGAATGATTACTCTTCTCGGTTTCTAATAGCCTTTGAAACTACCTCAAGAAGTTGATCGTCCATGTCAGTCTTAGTCAACTTAACCGCCTTAGCCAAAATAGCAAGACAGATCTCAACCATTTTTTCACCGAGTTCTTCATTCTCTGGAATTCTTTCGACTGCATCTTTAATAATCTTAGACGCTAATGGAAGTAAAAACGATAGCATGGTAAGTACCTAATACTATCTTATATATGAATCAATCTCTAGAAGAATAGTATTTGTCTCTAGATTGAGTTTCTTTCTTCTCTTTAGATGTCAGACCATACTTAGCGGCTCTTGATGCTTGTTGACCACGGCGACGATTTTCTGCTTGAGCCTCAGTTTCTTTTTGACCAGGAACCTTCTTTGGTTGACGTGATCCTGGATTTTCCTGACGGAACTTTTTAATAATACCAAATGCTGTTTTCCTTTTCTCAAGACCAGCAACCTTTTTACCCATTGCTTCTTTTTCAGGATCTCTCTCCTCCTTTGCCATCTTGGTTGCGGTGGCATACATCACAGACTTATAATCATCACCATAACGTGATTTGAAATCCTTAGCAGATTTCTTCATACCCTTCACATACTTTTCCCTATCTTTCTCCTCTTCTTTACTCAGAGATCTTTCATCTAGTTCGACAAATTCTTCCTCTGAAAGTTCTACAACTTCAAGAATTATACCACCTATCTTGTCAAACTCCTCCTGTTGAACAGGATTGATCTTAACTTTATTGTTTACTTCCTTGTCTTCAATTCTTTTCGCAGACTTAGTTTGTGTCTTAGGTTTAGAGGGAGAAATATCAGCGTTGATATTTCTAGAAATATCAACAATCTCTCTGAGATCATCTCTCCAGTTTGAATGTAATTGTTTTTTCATTGAACTGTCAGATACTCTTTTTCCTGTAGTTATTTAGAAATTCTCTGAAATTTGATTTAGGACCTTTATATGGTTTACCACCTGGTTGGAGATTAGTCTTATCTCCTTTCTCAAAACCTGGTGTAATAGCTGCTGCATTCTTGAAATAACCAGTAGTGCCATCAAGTGTGTTTGGTTTACCCTTTGTTCTCATTCTCCTGTCCATCTTTACCTCAGTGTATTCACGGAGATCACGGATCCAAGACTTAAACATAATATCTTCTTCTGTCACACAGATTAAGTAGTTAGTTCCTCTACGAACAATCTTACCAACCAAACCTGTGTTGAGGTTCTCTACCATCTGATTGATCTTAAAGATCTTTCCAGTAACATAATTCTCACGTAGATTTTTCCAGTCAAATTTTGGTGCAATTTCCCAAAGACTCCAAGACTCAGTTGCTACCTGCATACCCTTACGAACAGTGTTCATAATGGTTTTTACAGTTTTGTCGTCGATATTATCAGGAATACCAGATCGGAATGTCTCAAAATCATTCTCGGCTGCAGCCTTTCTCAACTTAGATGCAGACATTCCTTCTACACCTTCTGCATCATCCTCTCTCTGACCTGCTGATATTGTCTCGATCTCTTCAAAGTCGTAAAGTTCACCATTATATTTTTGAGCGAGGTTGTCAAATTCACCAACTCTATCAGATCCTACAACAATCTTGACGTTTGAATATCCTTCCTCATCAGCAATTTTTAATGCATCAAAAATGGTTTTGACACTATCATCATTAATGATACTTTCCTCATGATCAGGGAACATCTTCTTCATTAGTTCAGACTTTTGACCTGGATCAAGTGGATTTTTCTTGGGATCATATGATCTTGAAGGATAGATTCTTAAGTCACCATCACCTGCAACTTGTTTCGACGCATCAAGAAGTTTCTTATGTCCAATAGTTGGGGGATTAAATCTTCCAAATACCAGTGTTAGTGTCTCTCCAGTTTTATCACCACCCCTAGTTTCATTACCCTCTTCTTCTCCACCTTCTCTCTTACCACCTTCTACTTCAGGTTGTGCAACTCTCTTCTGTGGTTCTTGTTCGGGAGTTTTATATTGTGCGGCCTTACCTGGTTCCCGTTTCTGTGCACCACCACCTTTATTGGTGAAAACTAATTCGCCACCTTCAGTTCTTGCTACAATATTTCCAGCCTTATCTACCCAGTTACCCTGACCATCACCAGTCAGTCCAAGTTGCTTCGCACGTGTAGAAGCCTTGGTCTGTCTTGCCTCGCTAAAGAAATTTAGGAAACTCTTCATTACATTCAAAATCCTATATTGTATTTATTAAGACAGTGGATCTCTTAGTGCTCTCTTAAGGGATTCCATGACATCTCTACCCTTCCTAACTTCTTTGTTCTCTTTCACTTTATCCTTTATAAAAGAAAACAACATGTCCTCATCCATTTCAAAATTCTCAACATACTGAAGGATTTCATCGTATGCCATTCCAATATCATCAGCATCTATCATTAATCTCTGATAAATGTCTTGTAAAATCTGTTCTAAGTTATCTATGTCAATCATGATGCAAGACCTCTATCGATGTTCTCTAACGCATTTATCAATGGTTCAATCTTTTTTCTCTTGGTTTTAGTGAGTGAGTCTGGATTCATAATCTCATTTTCACTAAAACCAGTGGTGTTTACGTAACTAGAAATCATTTTATCCTTGAGAGATTGAATTAGTTCTTTCGACTTGGGTGTTAGTGGAACTTTTTGGAACGCAGGAGAAAATGCATCTTTTCCACCCGACACTGAAGCAGTGTCTAGTGATAGTAAACTCATAATACCATTGGATGTGTCATTGTCAATATTATTCTTATCAGAATAAGTCAGTCGAGTATCATATTGTCTTCCCTTCTTAAGGGGAGAATCTCCTTCACCAGTAAGGAAATTGATCTGATCTACTACATCAGTAAGATAATTTTCATAAGCTTGTGGATCTTCAGGATTGTCAATATAATTATTTCTTGAGACCTTCAGTTTTTGATGTTGTTCATTGGTCTTTTGAATAGCAATTGCCTTATCCTCAGGACTTAAAGAATTATCAGAAACAATCGAATTTTGCATGTTAAGGATAGCACCAGATGTAGGAGAAGTTCCTCCTCTACCCTTTTCAAGTTGACCATCTTTATTGATTACAAACCTCGCACCTGTATCGTAATTATTAAAAAGATTTCTTCCCATATACTCATTCATCTTTGCTTTATCAACACCAAGATTCTCACTCATTATATCAAACAACCCATTAATTTGATCCGAGTTCATGTCCTTAACTTGAGTATCAGAAGGAAGATTGTTTTTCTCCATAAAACCATTTACTTCATTGGTATAGTTTGACCAATTTTCGGGAGTAATTTTTAACCCAGCAGAGGACTGTTTACCAAGTTTACTTTCAAGATCAGAGTTTACATTGTTCAAAATATCTTTACTTGTAAGAGAAGACACAGCTGTACCCATCACTGGTGCTAGTTCTGAATTGAAAGATGATGATCTATATCCTCTTTCAAATCTTTGTCTTACCACTGGACTACTTAAATCAGAATCAACACTATCCCTCTTTCTCTTTGCTTGTTCAAGGAATTTATCAAAAGATAAGTCTGCTCTTGGTTCATTCACTCTCCGCAAAAGCATTCCAAAGTTATCAATATGATCACTTCCACCAGCTTTAAGAGGTGTAATGTGTTCGACTTGGAATTCTCCTGGTGATCTTCTCTGACCACTCAATGCATATGCATCTCTACCATCCTGCATTGCCCACATATGAAGTGCTGCAGATCCCCTGATTGGATTTGCAGTTTTACCTTGTTGGTTTTTCTCAGTAGGATTGTAAAATGTTTTAGGAGATCCACTCTTTGAAAGGAAATCTCTGGATGGAGTTGGTAGAATACTGAAAACTGCGTCAGTAACCACAGGATCAAGACCTGAAAAAGGTGATTGATTTTCAGAAGAAAGATTGAATGCCTTAGTTTGAACACCAGAGGGGTCAAGTTCGTTCAAGTCATTCCTTTCGGCAATATGTTTTGATTCGTAGTATCCAAGATTACTACCTACCAATTCGTGACTTTCACCTCTCTTCCAGTTACCATCTTCACCAATGAACGAACTAATTTCTTCATATGCCTTAGCAAAAGATTTGACTTGATCTTCATCATTAACGTCAATACCAGCATCTAAAAGTAACTGACTAACACTTACATCTGTACCCTTTTTAAGGTTTATTGTTCTCAGATAATCACCACTATTGATGGCATCCATCATCTCATTAACTTTACTTCTGTCATTTGCTTTGGCAACTGACTTACTTAGAGTATTCAACCCATCTCTATATTCAGAATCTTTTGAGTAATGACTTAGGAAGTCCTGTTGTGCTTTACGACCAGCATCAAATCTCACATCATCCACACCAGTGTTAGAAATATCACTCACTCTTTTTATAGATTCTTCAGTCGATATGTCAACATCACCTCTTCTCTCAGAACCATCAAGGTTTCTACCAGTTTCTTCTACAGCTTGATTAAGTGATTTAAATTCATCTGGTTCTTTAACTCTTCCTTCTGGAGTCCCCATCTCCCTCTCAAGTTCAGCCTGAGCAGCAACTTCTTGTTCAGCCTCTGCAGCTGCCAGAGCATCCATCTCACTATTGTATTGATCAATCTGTTGTTGTGATTGTTGAGCAATTTGTCTCTTTCTGGTAGGAGATTGTACATTGCCCCTACCGCGAGACATCATTTTAGCAACGGTTTTCACATCTCCACTCGCCAAAGCAGTTTCATCAGGTCCACCTGGAACAACTCTACCACTTTGATCAGCAACTGAAGTTGTATCTTGTGACAGTTCTTTATCTGGTTTAGGTGCTTCCTTTCTGAAATCAGATAAAGTTTTTGGTTGTTGTGGTTGTTGATCTTGTTTGGGCTGTTCTGGTTGTGTAAGTTGTACTAACTTAGTCTGACCTTGACCTAGTTTCTCACTCTTATGCGTTATTTGTCCAGTTTTAGGATCTTTCCATCTACCATATCCCGCATACTCTAGACCCAGCTCACGAGCATCATCAGCCGCACTCTCCTTAATAAGGGTGTCAGCTTTCTTTAGGTATTTAAAAACATCTTGCATTAATCAAAATCAACGACCCATTTGTGTTGCATACCACTTCTCAAAGTCCTCTCTACGCTTATCACCTCTTGGTGGCATAGGAGTTCTTTCTCCACGAACGGGAGCAGTCTTTTTGTTCTGCTCTCTTTCATACTTCTCAGGATTGTTACGAGCCTCTTGTGCTTCATCAAGAGTGAATTGAGTAACAAAAGCATATGCTTCTTGTTCGGTGTGTCCTCTCTCAATCAAAGATTCAATAATCTGACCAAGTTCAAACCCTTCATCCATCTTACCGTCACCACCACAGTGGCTACATCCCTTACCACCACATTTTTCGCACTTCTTACCTTTCTTATCAATTGCCTTACCAATGACCTTACGACGATTGAGAAGATACTTGTCAGTCTTGTCGTGGTCACCATCGTTGTCGATGTCCTTATCTTCCTGACCCACTGGATCATGATCTGGTGCAGCCAGTTTCTTCTCGTAGATAGATCTGTAAGCATCACCCCAACCCTTACGGATTTGTGATACTTCTTCGAAATGTGGATTCTTCATAGAAGTACCCATCTTCTCCATATCCTTACGAGCCTTCTCGTTATTTGCCTGACGTTTTTTCATATCAGTTTCAAGATATGACTTATCAGCCTTCTCTACCAGTTGAAGAAGAAGAGTCTTTACATTCAATGACTCTCGTGCAACAAGTTGATTATGTGCTCTTTCAACTCTCTTCTCTTGATTGAATCTTGCAGACCAAGATTCTTGAATTTTCTTATTATGTCTGTACTTAGAAAATTCTTCCATCGCCACTGTAGAAGCCTTTGAGTCAATCAAATCAAACGCCTTGTTCAGTGCTTCACAGATTCTTTCAATCTTTGCTTGTCTTCCAACAATATTTGACTCAACGAACATCTCACTGAAAATTCTATGAGCAGAATCTACAGAGTAACCTTTCTCGAACATTTCTTCGAGAACTGATTCTACAATTTCAGACAGATCTGAGTCAGTGAGGTGGGAGAGGTCCATCTCAGAGATGAGATCTCTAGCAGAAGTCAATTCTTCTTTTGCTTCAGTGTTATGGACAGCCATATAAGCTTCCATAAAATTACGCATTGTTGAAGACATCTTTTTTACAATAACCTTTCTATGTCTTTATTTATTAAAGTTTACCACCAACCACACTTTCATACTTAACACCAACAAGACCATCGTAACCATCACGTTCCCACTTGAGGTAACAATAGGTTGTTTTGATTACAGAATCAAGTTCAATACCACTGACCAAATTTTTACCAGATTCATGGACACTTGTATGTAAACCAAATCTTGATTTCTTTATACGAATCTTACCTAGACTTTCTTCACCGACATACCATGACCATTTTGTCACCCACTGATCGAACTCATGGATATCGAGTTCAATTCTTTGAAGATGATCTACATGTTGCAGTTTTTCTTCAAGTTCAATCATTTTTAGTTCTCACAACAGCAATAACATTTTGTTCTGGATGTAATCCTCGTATTACTTGAGCAGCATCTTCATAATCAATTGCATCATATACAGAATGATACCTTACACATTTGTGTTGGTCATCCCAAGTTTGGACTTCGTAACTCAATCTCTTTGTCTCCAATCATCAGGTTTATCTTGTTTAAACCAATCTACAATTTCATCTGCAGATTTGAACCCCGTACTATGATTGGATGGGTCGGGGTCTCCTAATCCCATCCTATTCATAAAATCATCCATGCTACCCTCTTCAATATCACCGGCTGCCTGACGACGTGCTTTGTTCAACCAATCTCTAGCGGTGGTATATGACTTAGCAAGTTTCTCTGCCCAAATCATATCCTCCAATTTTACCTCTTCACCTTTTGCAATTTTACTACAGATAAACTCAAGTCGGAGTCTGTATTGCGTAGAGAGCATATGATTTTTCTCTTTTGAGTATTTATTCCTCAGGTTTTGTCTTTTTATTAAAACCAAATGGTGAAAGAGTGTCTTCTAATTTGAGTTTTAAAGCAACAGTACCAACTGCTTCCATGACTTTGAGAATGTCCTCTGGCTTAGAATCTTCACCCAGTTCTTTGGCAATATACCAATACTTTGGCCAGAATTCTTCACCAGCCTTTTGATAGTCTTCGAGTGTTAAAGTTTTCATAGTTTAGATAATACTTCTTTGTAAATGTTTTCTGCAATAGCCTTCATCATCAAAGGAGGAACCATTCGACCAATACGTTCTGTCTGTTGGGAATGAGAACCAGTCAAGATAAAATCTTCAGGAAGTGATTGAATACGTTTCAATTCGGGAACTGTAAGTACTCGATCTTCTCTCCAGTGAATTAAACCACCACTAGCAGTGAGTGTAGGTGAAGGTTTGTAGAATGACGCTCTCTTAGTATTAAAACAGTGTCCTTTCTCATGGTAGTCCATACCCGATAGAATCTTCTTAGGATCCTTGGGCATTTTTTCCACAACTTTTTTGTAGATACCACTATTGATCATATGATCTGTCAATTCTTTTACATTGTCAGGATCATTCACAACTCCTTCAATAACATCACCAATTGTGGTGTCTTTAGAGGATGTTGGAGGGAATAATGAAGACACTGTAAGAACATTCAAACCAATCTTGTCTGCAATATCTTGACGAACTGCAATAAAGATAAGTCTTTCTCTTGCTTGACCCACACCATAGTGTGATGCTTTCATCACTTTAGAAGTGACAAGATAACCAATTTCCTCAAAGGCATTGGTAATCTTAGCATAATAAGTCTTCGCCTCACCAATTGTCAATCCTTTGACATTCTCAGCAACAATAACTTTGGGTTGAATACCTTTGGCAACACGAATAAACTCAAAGAACAAGTCCTCAATATTCTCAACCTTCTTACCATCTGAATAATTTTTGGTTTTACCCCAACCATCAGAGTGTTTGGATCCTTCACCACGACACATAGATCCTGCAACAGAAAACGCAGAACAAGGTGGTGATCCATCAAGGATATCAAGTTCCATAGGTTTTAGTCCAGTGATCTTGAGGAAGTCACCACCAGTCAATTGTTTGATATCATCAGGAACAATGGGTGTAGAAGGATAGTTTGTGGAATATGTTTTTCTTGCTTCTTCTACAAACTCATTGATACACAAAATTTTTCCACCCGCAAGACGATATCCAGTAGAGGAACCACCCCCACCAGCAAACGTAGAAATGACAGTGAATTTCTCCTGAGATTCACCGTCGTACACATCTTGTAATTTATATGGAAAAGTCATGAGAATTGTTTCTTATAGTGTTCAGTATAATATATTTTTGGAGAATCGACAATATCTTCGAAAAGTGATTTGATACCCATTCCATCCTGGAACGCAACCTTTTTTCTATCAATAATTTCATCAGGTAACTGACCTCTGAATGCCTCTTGTAAGATAGCCTTTGGTCTTGATTTACCATCCCATACAATATCTTGACTCAAACCAAGTGCAGTCTCTACCAACTGTGTGTTTAAAAATGGAAGTCTACATTCGATACCATATTTCATAAAAATTTTATTACATCTGGAAAAGTTCTTACGGTGTTGAGAACCAAACAGTCCCACACGATAGTTTGTCCAACCTTTTTCCTGGATACCATGATAACTCATACCATATGACGCCCAGAGTTCATCACTTCCTTCACCAGACATAATAACCTTAAATCCATCTTCATGAATTCTTTTTGCAAGTTGTATGCAAGGGTAACCAATTTCTACTTGTGCCTTGTAGGGCATTTCAATAGTTTTGATGACATCATCAACATCATCAATAGTGGGAGGTTTTACCTTTACCTCCCTCAGTTCTACACCCAAATATTTAGCAACTTCCCTGGCTGACCTCAAATCCTTTGAGTTCTCATCATGAACTGCGGTGTATGTAACAAGGTTGGGTATGTGTTTGGACGCAACAAGAGTAGTAATAGCTGAGTCAATACCACCAGATAGTAAACATGCAACAGGAACATCAGAAACAGTTCTCTCATAAGAACCTTGTACAATACCATCGTGAACACTACCAATCGATGTTTCAAAGTCCCATGACAAAGTATTGGTTATGTGTTCTGTAATGTTATACCAAAACCCCTCTTGTACATTAAAGTCTGATGATACCTTAATAAATGAACCAGGTTCCAACATCTTGATAGTCTTTCCACTTTCACCCAAAGAAAGAAGACCTTTTATTTCTGAACAAAAAGTGAAAGAGGGGAACAAACCAGTGAGTAGAGAATAATGAAGTGGAACCTCTCCGTGTCGATCTCTCACAATGGTGATAGAACCATCACCTTGTGTAAAAGCAATTGCGAACATTCCTTCGACAAGATTGAGTCCCTCAATACCATGCTTATCCAACAAAGCACAAAGAACTTCAGTATCACCTGAAGTCCTTGTCTTGATGTTTAATCGTTCTCTGAGTTCTTTATAGTTCCAAATAGTACCATTGAATATCATGGTTGTATTACCATAAACAAATGGTTGATTTGAATCTGAACTAGTATCAATAATAGACAAACGGACATGTCCAAAATAGACATTGTCCGTTTGAATTACTCCTCTGTTGTCAGGACCACGATGAGCAATCGCATCAAGACCTTTTTCAATTTGAGGAAGGTCAAACCCTCCAATAATTCCGCACATTATTTGATAGCGATAACACCGACAAACTGATGGTTTCTCCAGAAGATCTGACAGTCTTTGAAACCAGCACACCATATCATATTTTTTAGTTCTTCCCAAGTATTTGGTTTCAACATGTCACGGAGTTCTTTCTCCTTGTCCATAATCTCATCAGCAGTGAATGACTTTCTTTTATAGTCATAATGATTGAATGTCAACAGTTCTTGGAAGAATGCATTCTCACACATCAACTTCTCTGCAAAGATGAATGCACCACCCTCATTCAGACCCTCATAGATTTTGTTAATTGTATCTTGACGAGTAGTCTTGGGCATGAACTGAAGAGTGAACAGCGAAGTCACCAGAGAACAG